TCTACCACCTACTTTAAAACCCATAATCTCTCTATATTCTTCTTCAGATATTTGTCCTTTTTCATATGCTCTTTTAGCATACATTTTCATAGCCTTATCTCTAGTATCTTCTGATAAAGTATTCATACCTTTATCACCCATGATTTCATTTAACATAAATTGATCTAAAGGTTTTTCTTTTGGAATAATATCTTTATAGTTTTGTGGATTATATTTTCTATCTAATTCGTCTGCTTTTTTCTTGTAGTATTCTTCTTCAGCATCTTCATCAACTAATTCCATGAATTTGTAATTCATACCATCTCTTAAACCTATTCTACCACCGTCTTTTAATCCAAAAGCTTCTGGTGTTAAATATTCACCATATTTTTCTGCATACTTAGCTTTGTCTGCATTATACATTTCTTCAGTATATTCTTCTGCATCATCTACTAGTCCTGCTTCTTCAGCTAATTTTTTAGCTTCTATATAACTTGTAACTCCAGCAATAGTTCCTGCAACAGCCATCTTATCTAAGTTACCTTCTTTATCTGTGTATACAGCTTTTAATGCCTTACCACCTAAATCTTTTAATGCTGTTCCTCTTTCACCTAAAGTTGATTGTGGACTAACTAATGTTTTTAATAAATCAGTTGTAGTTTTTTTTGCAACTTCTCCACCACCTTGAGTTAAACCAGTTGTTGCTTGTTCTAAAGGTAATGTTTCTTTTGCAAAGTCTGTTGGTAAATATTGTCCTTCAGGTACAGCTTGTGGTCCACCAAATATTGGATACTGACCTAATTTTAATCCTGTTGAAGTTCCAATAGGTGAGCTACCTAAACTACCAAGACCAGACATAATACCTTGAGAAAAATCTGCACCTGCAAATGGATTAACACCTTGTTGAAATCCTGCGCCACCTAAATATCTAGCAGCTTGTCCACCACCATAGGTTAGAATACCTCTTTTTAAAGAATCACCAATACTTCCTGATTTATCAAACCCACCTATAGCAGCCATACCTCCTGCAAGTAATGGGTTAAACGGAGCTACAAACGGAGCTGCTTTACTAGCTACATCTGCTACTTCATTAGGTATAATTTTTCTAACGGCTCTTTTAAGCTTACTTCCTAAACCGAATTTTTCTCTAGGTGCAATATCCATGATACCGCCACCTGCTCGTAATTGTCTGTTCATTTGCATTCTTGATATTGCCATAATTTAATAGTTTATAATGTAAAAGAGCAGGGAATGATACCTGTAATTGACGTAATTTACTTGATTTTATTGACTTAGTCAATCTTTTTAAGATTCTGTTGCATGTCCTTTAACAGGTTTCCAGTGTATCTATATTCACCAATATGTGTAAGATTATCGGGTACATATAAATAACATTTACCACCTATTTCAGTCCATCTTTTACAGAATCCAAAATCCTCACCATAATACCTTTTAGTTTCAGGTTCATGAAATGTGTCAAAAAAGTTATAATAATATGGTTTAGTAGATTCCTCACCATTGACAATGGTTGGTTGTTCTATCTTTAAGTTTGGATACGCTTTAATCATCTTCTCAAATACTTGTTTTTTAATTAACATACATCCAGTTGGTGCATGAGAAACTTCCATAATACCTTTGGTTACAGATATTTCTTTAGTGTGTTCTAGTTTAATTGGCCAAGTAAAACCCATCATGGATAACGTTTCAGAATCTAATTCTTTACCTTTTATTCTATGACTTATTTTATCCCAATCTAAATGTTTTAATGGATATGGTGCAGCAATAACTTCTTTGTCTGCTTCAATCATTTTAAAGATTGTATCTGGACTAAATTCTATATCAGAATCAATAAATAAAAAATGACTATAGGTGTCACTTAATTCCATGAAGTTAGATACACATAAGTTTCTACCTTGAGTAACTAATGATGATTTTAATAATGCAAAACTAACTAGTATACCTTTACTAAGACAAGCTTGTTGAAAAGATAATAGAGCTTGTGTGTAATGAATAGAACATTCACTATGTACAGGTGTTGCTAAATATATACATGGTAATGTGCTATTAGATTCTACTTTTGGTTTTACCCATATTGGTTTACTTGGATCTTGCATTTAGTGCTCCTTTTAAAAAATTAGTCCAAGCGTTTCCTTGTCTTGTCCAATTGTAGTATTGATTAGTATATTCCACTTGCATTTTTAAGTGTTGCTTAACTCCATCACTATAAAGTTTTTTTGCTGAAGCATCTATTGCATAAGCAAAGTTGCTAGCTAAATTCATATAGTTTTTTTGATATGGAATATAAGTAGAAAACTCTGCACATGTTTCATACAAAGCTCCATTATTTGTGGTAATAAGATAAAGACCTGCAGCCATCGCTTCTACTGCTGATATACAAAATGTTTCTTCCCATATATTTGGATACGCAAATATATCATACTCACGTAAATGTTCTTTTATATATTCATTAGGTTTATATCCAATGTAATTTACATTTTTTAAATCTTTTGCTTGTTGATATAATTCTTGCCATTGTTTATCGTTAGCTTCTTTAAAAGCTTTTCCATATACTTCTGTTGATGAATATACATCAAGTTCAATATTAGGATTGTTTAGTAACTGCATTGTAGCTAACATTACATTTAATCCTCTCCATGGTGTTGGATGAAAGATTAGTTTTATTTTATCTTTCTTTTTATCAATATCTCTTGGTTTAATACTATCAACTGCATTTTTAATTACCAAAGATCTTTCTGTAGGTATATCAAAATTATATCTAAACTTCTCATAATTCCAATGTGAATTAAATACATACCAATCATATTTTTTATGATTAGATTTATCTTTAAACCATGGTGCTAAATTACCTTGATCATATGAATTTTTTTGCCAAAGTATATTTAACTTAGTTGGATGTAATGGTATTTTTTCTGGTACTGATGTTGTTATTTGTACTTGATCCAGTATGCTTTTATCTACATACTTATTTAAATACTCTAACTGTAATTCAGTACCACCTCTAGGTGATTCCATAAATTATTTTTTACCCATTACTTTTTGTAATAAGTCTAATCCTTTATTTGTTACAGTGACCGCAGTATCTACTGCTAAATCATCTTCTGTATGATTCTTTAAAAACTCTTCCTTAGTTTCATAAATCTTTTTTGTAGATTTACTTCTAAAGGTTTGTTTTGTTTCTGTTTCTATCTTTACTACTTTATCCATTTTCTTGTGATCTATCTATCTGTAAATAACTAATAACACCTTGTATGGTATTAGCAATTTCAGACTTCACTTTTATAGCATCTCCTGCCTCTAAATTCAAGGCCTGACCACAAACATTTAATTCAGTTGTGTCAGCGGCAACATCTTTATGAAAAAATTCATAGTCTGTACCTGCTGAAGAATCGTGTAAAAAACACTCTAATAAAAGATTGTTATTGTGTTCATTAGTAATATTCATACCTTTGACAATAACGATAGAGCTTGTATTAACAGTTAATACTGTTGTTAAATTAGTTGTTGTTAAATTAAAACCTTGATTTTTATAAAAGTTTGCCATTAGAATAAAAACCACTCCAATCTTGTTTGTTCATCTTTTAAATCTTTTTGATAACCAAAGTTTAATTGATTCTTTAATGTTTCTAGAGCCTCTATTAACTGTTGACTATTATCAACTTGTGTTTGTTCGTCTTTAATAAAAGTTGGAAATACTGGTGTTACTTTTGCCATTACCTTCTACCTCCAGCAAGAATATCTAATCGCAAAGTTCCATATCTCCAAGACTCATCTACTGCATCATTTTCTATTTTTAAACTTACTTGTCTTCCTCTAACTCTTGTACTTACAAAAGTTGTAGTACTATTACACGTAAATGGTCCAGTAATCAAGGGTGCTACAGCACTAGATGTATCCGCCTGATTAGGGTAATTTTTAAAGAACATAGTTATTTTTGCATTACCCGATAAGTTTTTAAAGTCAGGTATAAATCGTGATACTCTCATAATATTTTCACCATCACCAGCTAAGCCTTGTTGCATGGATATATCATAATCTCCAGATTGTATGTAAGAAGTAATTGCTGTTTCAACACCATTTGCATCTACTTCATTAACTCCTGTTTCATGGGCCCAATATTTACTTGCTCCAAATGTATTGGTTGCACCATTGATAGTTGGGAATGTTGGTGTACTAGATGTTGTAAACTCTGTTGCATAAGGTAATCCATAAGTGTGAGCATCGTTATATGATGTTCTAGATAAGGATCCTGTTGTCCAGGTTTGTTCTAAAAAATTATAAACTACATTTCTATTTATTTGTTGTGAACCTGATGCTGCATAGTACCAGCCTACTTCATTATACAATGAGTTATGATAACCATATGCAATTTGATTGGCATCATAATTAATTCCTAAATTATCCCCTTGAGTTGTAAATACAAAGTCTTCAACTAATGACGGCAGTTGTTTTACCGTACCATCATACATAAAGAATCCACCACCAAATCCCATCCAAAAGACTGCGCCTTGTGCATACACCATTGCATGTTGACCTAAACATCCACAGTTAGAACCTACTTGTCTAATACTAAATGTGAAAGGTGGGCCCACAAACTGAATAGCATAAGCTGCTTGATCCGTGAGCACTAAAATATAATCTTTACCTTGTACGGCTCCAATGATTTCATTTCCTTGGTCCAAGAGAAATGTACCTGCAGTATTGGTTGCAGTAGGTGTCCAAGTGTTAATATCTTCTTGATTAGAAAATCTAATAAACATTTTATTTTGAGTTGAAGGTGAACCTATAGTTTCTTCAGTACCCATTAAAAATAAATGTCTATCTCTATCTGATACAAGACTCATTAAAGATGCAGTTGGTGCACCACTTACAACAGCAGCTCTAGTTTCTAAAGCTCCAGCTGCTCCTGGATTCCATGTATATGTTGCACCATTCTTAACTGTTGCAACAAGTAACTGTCCATAATTATCGAGGCTCCAGGAACCAGGATCGAGTGTAACGTTTGTTACAGAAGATTCTTCTCCCCA